GCGAAGAGTGTGGCGAGCGGAAGCACAATTCAAACGGCGGAACCGATGACGAGGCGTGTGACCAGTGCGTTGAGATTCGCCTCTTAAACGCCCGCATCGCGGAGCTAGAGGCCGGACTTTGGCCGCTGGAAGCCTGCGACGTTTACAAGGGAGAGGACGAATGACCCTCTCCGCATGGCGGCCGCTGAAAGATGCGCCGACGACCGGTATCGTTACGGTTAAAACGCCCATCTATGGACTTGTGATCGCATATTACGAGCCACAGGACGAGTACTGGTTCCACTGGTACGGAGGGCTCGCCCACGAACTCACTGGCAATGAGTTGTGCACCACCATCGCCGACACCCTGGAGCTTGACCGCGCCGTGCAAAGCGAGATTGCGCGCGCGTTTGGGGAGCTTTTGGGGGGACTTCTGGCGGCATCCCAGCAAGAGCACCTTGCCTCATTCGCGCCGCCGAAACAGACGTGGGTCAAGAAGCGCCTTCTCCGCGAAGCGAACGAGTCTCGGCAACGGGGACTTCGCGCCTTTAGCGCCATCCTTCACACCGCCATGGGCGGCCGCATCCCCGACGAGGTGCCGTGATGCAGTGCCGAAACGCATCGGTACTCCCGACGGATATGTGGGGCCGGCCGTGCGGGGATCCGCATTGCCCCTGCAACACCTGCCATCGCGGCGACGTGGGTCTGTGCAAGGCGCCGCGACGATCCGCAAGGTACGCCGCCGCATCGTGTCGCGCGCACGCGTCGCTCTTTGGTCCCGCGAACCTCCTTGAGGTCTACGAGGCCACGAAGAAGAGCGGCCTGAAAGGCGGGTGGACTCAATGAGCGCCCCCGAACGCGTCTACGCCGTCCTCACCAAAGAGGGCGCAATCGTCTCTACGTACATCGGCGAAGCGCGCGCCCACGAGGTCGTCACCTACGTCCGCGAGCGGCCGGCCCCCGTCCTGCCGATCAAGCTTCTCAACCCGCACGCCATCGCTCCGCGCCGCGCCCACGCCGACGACGCAGGTCTCGACTGTCACGCGCTTCTCGGGATGCTGCAAAGCACCAACGACCCGGACACCCTCACACTCGCGCCCCACGGCGCGGCGGTCATCCGCCTGGGGTTCGCCGTCGCGATCCCCCGCGGCCACGTCGGCCTTCTGACGGGTCGCAGCGGCCTCGCGGTGAAGGCGTACATCCACGGCACGCTCGGCGTCATCGACTCCGGCTACCGCGGTGAAGTCTGCGCCCACATGACCAACCACGGCAGCGAGCCGTTTACGGTCACCCACGGCGACCGAATCACGCAACTTATCGTACTCCCTATCGTTCTCGCGAAGGTTCTCCTCGTCGACGAACTGCCCCCGTCGCTCGACGGCCGCGGCGACTCCGGTTTTGGCAGCACTGGGACCGCCCCGTCGGGACCCGGCGATGAGGTCTCGCAATGAGCAAGCGCAAGGATGGCTACGAGCAATTCGTCGCCCGGAAACTCACCCGACAGCCCAGCACGGGACTCGAAACCGTGCCGGAATTGCACGCGTCCCTGTTCGGCTTTCAAAAGGACATCGTCGCATGGGCGCTTCGCCGCGGACGCGCCGCGATCTTCGCCGACACCGGCCTCGGAAAGAGCCGCATGCAACTCGAATGGGCGCGCCACGTGCCGGGGGACGTCCTCGTTCTCGCCCCGCTCGCCGTCGCCCAACAGACCGCCCGCGAAGGCGCGAAACTCGGCATCGACGTGCACGTCTGCAAGGACGGCGCGGACGTCAAGCCGGGAATCAACATCACGAATTACGACCGCTTGCACCGGTTCGACCCGAGCCGCTTCCACGGCGTCGTCCTCGATGAGTCCAGCGTCATCAAGCACCACAACGCCAAGACGCTCGGCATCCTCATGGCGGCCTTCGAAGCGGCGCCCTTCAAGCTTGCCGCCACGGCAACGCCCTCCCCGAACGATTACACCGAGCTCGGTACGCACGCGGAGTTCCTTGGCGTGTGTACGCGTGCCGAGATGCTTGCCGAATTCTTCTGCCACGACGGCGGAGAGACCCAGGTTTGGCGCCTCAAGGGCCACGCCCGGACGGCCTTCTGGCGGTGGGTCGCCGGGTGGGCCGCGCTTCTCCGAAAGCCCAGCGATCTCGGCTACGACGACGGCGGCTACAACCTACCGCCGCTCACCGTCACGCAACACAGCCTCGCCGCCGACCACCTCACCGCGCGCAAGGCGGGGATGCTGTTCGCGGAGCAAGCTGCGACCCTCTCCGAACGCCGCAACGCCCGCCGCGCGTCCCTGGAAGACCGCGTGCGCGAATGCGCGGCGCTTGCCAACGCCGACGACGAGCCGTGGATCGTCTGGTGCGACCTCAACGACGAGTCCACGGCGCTCACCAAGGCGATTCGTGGCGCCGTCGAGATCCGCGGGTCGGATGACCCGGACGTCAAAGAGCAGCGATTGACCGACTTCGCCGATGGGCGCATCCGCGTCCTCGTTTCGAAGCCCTCGATCTGCGGATTCGGCCTCAACTGGCAGCATTGTGCGCGCATGGCCTTCGTCGGTGTCACCGACTCCTACGAGGCGTATTACCAGGCCGTCCGCCGCTGCTACCGCTTCGGCCAAGAGCGCGAAGTCCTCGTGCACGTCTTTTCCAGCGAGCTTGAGGGGGCCGTCACAAGCAACCTCGCCCGCAAAGAAGCCGACGCCGCCAAGATGGCGGAAGAACTCTCCCTCGAAACCCGCGACGCCGTCCGCCTTGAAGTGCGTGGCCAGGCTCGCCAGACGAACGAGTACGCGCCTTCCAAACGCATGAAGGTCCCCGCGTTCCTCGTCACCGAAAAGGATCACGTAGCATGAATGTTTTGGACCAGGTCGTGACGGACAAGTTCTCGGTGTACCACGGCGATTGCGTCGAAGTCCTTCGCGGACTCCCCGACGCTTCCGTGCACTATTCCATCTTTTCCCCGCCGTTCGCCAGCCTCTACACCTACTCCAACAGCGCCCGCGACATGGGCAACGTCAAGAACGACGAAGAGTTCTTTGACCACTTCAAGTTCGCCATCCAGCAGCTTTTCCGCGTCATGAAGCCGGGGCGGCTTGTCTCGTTCCACTGCATGCTGATGCCGACCAGCAAAGAGCGCGACGGCCACATCGGCCTCCGCGACTTCCGTGGCGACCTCATTCGAGCCTTCCAAGAGGAAGGATTCATCTTTCATTCCGAGGTCGTCATCTGGAAAGACCCGGTGACCGCGATGCAGCGCACCAAGGCGCTCGGCCTCCTTCACAAGACGATTCGCACGAACGCCGCCATGAGCCGCCAGGGCATTCCGGACTACCTCGTGACGATGCGGATGCCGGGGAAAGACGCCGAGCCCGTCACGCACACCGAGGGGACGCCTACCGAGCTTCCCGTCATGAAGTGGCAGAACTACGCCTCGCCCGTATGGATGGACATCAACCCCAGCGACACGCTGCAATACCAGTCGGCGCGCGAGCATGGCGACGAACGCCATATCTGCCCGCTTCAACTCGAAGTGATCCGTCGCGGCGTCGAGCTCTGGACGAACCCCGGCGACGTCGTCCTGTCGCCCTTCACCGGCATCGGCAGCGAAGGCCACGTCGCGCTCACGATGGGCCGCCGCTTCGTCGGGGCGGAACTCAAGAAGTCGTACTTCGAACAGGCCGCCCGCAACCTCGAAGCCGCCGCAAACCCTCGCCAGCATTCGCTTTTCGCGGACGTAGGCTGACCATTCTTTCCACGGGGCGGCGCGCGCAATCGCCGTCGCCCCCTTTTGAGGTTCCCCATGATGTTCGCGATCTGCATCGCGGCGTTCGTCGCCGCATTCCATGAAGATTTGACCCGGCGGTGGAAGCGATGACCGCCTTCGTCCTTGCGGCCTTCGCGGCACTCGGCGCCCCGTCGCCCGACGCCTCCCTCGTCTCCGCCATCGCCATCGAGGCGCACGAGCGCCCCTTCGTTGGCGCCTCAGAGGAGCGCACCGCCGCCGTCCTCGTCGCCATCGCTTACCGCGAGAGCGGCGGACGCGTCGACACGACCGGCGACCACGGCTCGTCGTTCTGCGCCTTCCAGATCCACCTCGGGACCAGCGTCACCGCTGAAGGGTGGGCCGGGTCGGAACTCAACGCGGACGCGGCGAAATGCACCACCGTCGCCGCCCGCCTCGCGCGGATGTCGTGGAGACGCTGCGGGGAGCTCCCCGAGAGCGACCGCCTCGCGGCCTACGCCCGCGGCGTCTGCGACTCCAAGCGCGGCCAGGCACTCAGCCGGGACCGCATGTTTTTGGCGGAGAAGGCCCTCGTTGCGGGGCGAAAGGCGGCGCGATGAGGCCAGTCAAGAAAGCGGATACCCACGCCAGCGCTAAGGCAGCCTTCTACAAGTACGTCCCCGATTACAAGGTGACGATCGAGTCCGACGACGGCGTGTGTCGGACCCTTTTCGTCGGCATGCCTGGACGGTCCGAAGGGCATTTTCGCATCCTGACGGCGCCCGGCGTCCTCGTCATTACCGGCGACTACGGCAGCTTTATCTTCGAGCGCACCCGCGACATGTTCGAGTTCTTTGGCGACACCAGCCGAGAGCCGAACATTGATTACTGGCGGGAGAAGGTGCAGGCTGGGAAGACGCAGGAGTTCTGCGAGGAAACCTTCCTGGAAAGCGTCAAGTGGGAGTTCACGTGCTGGGCAGAGGGGGAGGTCGAAGAAGCCGACGTTGCCCGTGTCGTTGATAACCTTCTGAAGGCGTTCAAGAGTTCTGCGGGGAGCGAGTGGTTCGACGAGCACCAGGCGATTCAGGCATGGCACGACTTCGACGCAAGCTTCGAGTTTGAAGATACCGAACTGGAACACAAATTCCGCGCATCCTCCCCGTTTGAGGGCAGCTACATGGCGGAGACCCTCCACTTCGTTTGGTGCTGCTACGCCATTCCTTGGACCATTGAGCAGTACCGCAAGATGAAGGCGGAAACGGTGGAGGCGGCGCGATGACCCGCGACTACCAGGTGGTGCAAGGCCACGAGTCTCAACTGCTCACGCGCTTCTTCCGCGCAGAGGACGCTGAACACGCGGCCGCAAAGCTCGCCATCCTCATCCCGATCTGCGGATGGGACCACGTCGGGGGCACTCAGTACCGCCTGACGCTCTACGCGACGGACTGCCAAACCCGCGAAAAGACCGAGCATACGTTCGTCGCAACGGTGGAGGTGGCCCAATGAAGGAGCATCCCATTCTCTTCACCGGTCCGATGGTTCGCGCCATCCTGGAAGGTCGGAAGACGCAGACGCGGCGGCCGGTCAAGGTGCCCAAGGGGCTCACGCTTGGGCGTCATGGCTCAGAACTCATTGCGTACGACGACGAGGGGGGACCTGCCCGCGTCGAGATCAAACGCCCCTTCGCGGTCGGTGATCGCCTCTGGGTGCGGGAGACGTTTAGCTACCTTCTTGTCGCGGAAGAGCACCACTACGTCGCCGGTGGCGACTTGCAGTGTCGCGTGAGAACCCGTCTTGTGACGGCAGAGGACCTTGAGGAGCGGGACGGTGGGCCCCCGTCCGCTATCGCCTACAAGGCGTCGCACACCGACGAAGAAATCAAGTCGTGGGGCGTACACCGCGAAACGTGGCGGCCCTCGATCCACATGCCCCGGTGGGCGAGCCGCATCACCCTTGAGGTGACCGACATCCGCCCGGAGCGGGTGCGAGATATTGGGTGCGAAGGCGCCATCCAAGAAGGCGTGCACCCGCATCCCGATGTCGGGATGTTCGAAGTTGAAGGTGAGCACCGCAATTTCACCGCTCGCGCGTCTTTTGCAATGCTCTGGGACGGCATCTACGGCGAGGGCCCGCTTGCGTGGGCGAACAACCCGTGGACGTGGGCCACGACCTTCAAGGTGGTGAAGCCATGACCGCCCGCCTCGACCTCGCCACGATCAAGAAGTACCCGCGGACGAGCAACTACCACGTTGACGTCGGCCTCCCGTACCTCGCCAGCCACGTCCTGCACTACATCGAGACCTACGCGCTCGATATGAACCCGCCGTTCCAGCGGTCACACGTCTGGAACGACGCGCAGCGGGTCGCGTACATCGAACACGTCCTCGCTGGCGGGATGAGTGGCCGCGACATCTACGTCAACCACTCCTCATGGCACATCCTTGGCAAGGATGTGCCATCCGTCCTCGTCGACGGCAAGCAGCGGCTAGACGCGCTGCTCAAGTTCGTCGGTGGCGAGTTGGCCGTGTTCGGCGGCTACCACTACAACGAGATCGACAACTTGCGAGGCCACGTCTCGTCGATTCGTTGGCACGTCAACGAGCTTCCGACGATGGACGAAGTGATCGAGTGGTACCTCGCGATCAACGCGCGCGGGACGCCGCACACCTACGAGGAACTCGACCTCGCCCGCTCGTGCATGGGGGTCGCCTACAACCCCACGCCTGAGGAGGTTCAGTCCCACGCGGGGCTAGACCGCCCGATCTTCGTCGAAATGCTCCGCAAGCGCGAGGAAGCGACAGCGGCTCGCCACGTCCGCGAGGCGGAAGAGAAGGCGCGGCGCGAGGCCACAGAGGCGGCGAAGGAAGCCGCACGCGTGGCACGGCGCCGAGAACTCGCCGCGGCACGCAGGGCAGCAAAGGCGGTGGGCAAATGACCGGCCTCATCGTTGACCTGTTCGCCGGCGGCGGTGGCGCCTCGGAGGGCATCCGCCTCGCGCTCGGACGCTGCCCCGACGTCGCCATCAACCACGACGAAGCCGCGATCGCCATGCACGAGGCGAATCACCCGGCGACGCGGCACTACCAAGAGGACGTCTTCGCGGTGGACCCCGTCGAAGCGGCGGCGGGGCGCCCGGTGGACCTTCTCTGGTGTTCCCCGTCGTGCACGCACTTTTCGCGCGTGAGCGGCGACATGCCTCTCAACGAGCAACTTCGCTCGCTTGCGTGGGTCGTCGTGGACGGTCGCGCGGGTGACGGCGAGGTGTTTGGCCCTACCCGAGGATGGGCGCGTGACGTCCGCCCGGCCGTGATCGTCCTCGAAAACGTCGCTGAGTTCCAGACGTGGGGGCCGCTTGGTCCCGACGACCGCCCCGACAAGGCGCGCGCCGGCGAGACGTTCAATGAGTTCGTCAAGTCGCTGACGGATCTTGGCTACCAGGTCGCGACGCGCATCCTGAACGCGGCCGACTACGGCGCGCCGACCGCGCGCAAGCGGCTCTTCATGGTCGCCCGTTGCGACGGCCTGCCCATCGTCTGGCCGGAGGCAACCCATGGCCCCGGCCGCATCCCCTACCGCACGGCGGCGGAGTGCATCGACTGGACGATCCCCGCACCGAGCATCTTCGCGCGCCGGAAGCCGCTCGCGGAGGCCACCCTTCGCCGCATCGCCGAAGGCATCCGCCGCTACGTCATCGGGACGCCGACGCCCTACCTGGTCACCCTGCCCGAAGGGCTCGCGGTCCCGACCCTCGTTCAAACCGGCTACGGCGAGCGCGAGGGGCAAGCGCCCCGCTGCCTCAACATTCACGCACCGCTCGGGACGGTCGTGTCGTCGGTCAAGCATGGCCTCGTTGAGGCGTTCCTGGAACGGTTCCAACTCGGCACCTTCCCCGGTCGCTCCGACCAAGTAGCCGCGTTCCTGACCAAATTCTACGGCACGTCGACCGGCTCGCAGATGGACCTGCCCATGCCGACGGTCACTGCGACGGGGCAACACCTCGGGATCGTCACCGTCCGCGGCGAAGCGTACCGCATCGTCGACATCGGGATGCGGATGCTCGAACCGCGCGAGCTCGCGACGGCGCAGGGCTTCCGGCCCGACTACATCCTGACCGGCAACAAGACGCAGCAAGTCGCGCGCATCGGCAACAGCGTTTGCCCGCCCGTCGCCGCTGCCGTCGTCCGCGCCAACACCACGGCGCTCGCAGGTGCCGCGTGACGTCGCCAGTGAACTACGGCCCGCCGCACGCGTCCTGCCCACGGTGCGGTCGCGCCGTCGCCTTGGAGGGCGCCTTCGTGGCGCCTCACCTGTACGCCATTCATTCCGTCGACCCTGGCGGCACGCGGCGAGGTCCCGAATGCCCCGGCAGCCGGTGGACCCCCGCGCCTCACGAGATTTTCCGCTTCCCGCTGCGAGGTGACCTGTGAACCAGATCGAACGTTTCGACTTCCATGGAACCGAACTCGTCGTCATCCCGACCGACGAGGGGCTGTTTGTCAGCGTCAAGCGCGTCTGTGAGGCGCTCGGTATCGACCCCAAAACGCAGCGCGAAAAGCTCCAAGCGGCACCGTGGGCAGTTGGGGGGCTAATCCCCTCAACTGGAACCGACGGTAAACGTTATGAAATGTTCGCGGTCCACCTGGACACTCTCCCGATGTGGCTCGCTGGCATCGATGCCGGTCGCGTGGCGGAACACGTGCGCCCCGTGCTCGTCCTCTTCCAGAAGGAAGCCGCCCGCGCACTCCGCGACCACTTCCTTCGCCCCAAGGCTGACCCCCTCGTTGCCGTGACCGCGATGTCTCGCGCGGAACTCTTCCGCTACGCCGCCGATCTCGAGGACCAGAAAGCCGCCGCCGAAGCGGAGATCGCCGTCCTTGCCCCGAAGGCCGAAGTCGCCGACCGCATCGCTGAAGGCGACGAGGTCGTGTCACTCGCCCACGCCGCCAAGAACCTCAACGTCGGACCGAAGGCGCTGAACGACCTCCTTCTCGACGGTGGCATCCTCTTCCGCGACGCCCGCGGGAACCTCATCCCCTACCAAATCCACGTCAACACGGGTCGCTTCGTCGTCCGCCAGTCCCCCTACCGGCATCCCAAGACCGGCGAGGCGCGCTACTCGGCGACGACCCTCGTCACGCAGAAGGGGCTCGTTTGGCTTGCCGAGCGCCTCGCGCCTGCGTCGTCGTCCCGCCCGGTCGCCGCGCTTCCCCTGCTTGACCGCGCGAAGCGGGGCGGCCGCTGATGGCTCGGGGGGATGCGCCGGCGTCGGGAGTGGTCGCGTCGCTGGACGAGATCGCGACCTCGATGGCGCGTGACGCGAAGGCGCTCGTCGTTGCCGCCGAACGGCTCGGCGACTGGTCACAAGTCGAAGCGGCGGGGGCGGTCGTCCAGGCGATCGCTCGCTTTCGCGCGAAGCGGGGGACGGTATGAGCCGCCGACCGTACGTCTGGGGCGTTTTTGACGCCGGTTCGGCCGCATGGCTCACGTTCCGCAGCGAGTTCGCGACGGGGTGGAGCCAGGACCGAGACAACGCCGTCACCTTCACCACGAAGGACGAGGCGCGATGGAACGCGGAGCGCACCGGCGGGGAACCGCGGCGCTTCGTCAAAGGAGGCGCGTGATGCTTCTCGACTACGTGTGCGTCGACACGCACCTTCCGTTTCACCGCAAGATCATCAACCGCCCCGACGACATTTCGGAGGCGGACTTCCTCGCGGCGATGGGCATTTGGGTCCTCGCACTCGCGCACGTGGGGCGCACGACCGGCCATGTAACGCGCGGTCACTTCCGGCTGCTCACCCGCGAGCCGGGCGAATGCACCCGCTACATCGACATCCTCGTTCGCTCCGGCTTCATGGACCCGGACGGCGAAGGGTGGCGGCTACGTAACGTCGACCGTTACCAGGCGCCACGACAGACCGTTTCAGGGGGCGTCGACGAAGCCGGTCGCCCCGTAGGACCAAAGACGAATGCTCAACGAAAACGGGAATATGATGCGCGCAAGCGTGCCGAGAGGCTTGCCGCGGACCTCGCCACCGACGCCGTTACATCGGTGCAAAATGCACCTGTTACCGAAAGTAACGAATCGACCGTAACGGTAACGCCTAAGAAGAGAAGAGAAGAGAAGAGTAACGAAGAGGAGAGGGGCGGCACCGTTACGGAAACGGTGCACGCACGAGAGCCATCCTCCCCTCTTTCGGAATCGGACCGAGCGCCCATCACGGCGGCCCCGTCTGCCGTCCGACCGGTCATCGACCGCGACCCGCCGCCGCTGTCGTCCCGCCCCGTCGACCCGATGATCGGGGGGATGTTCTCCGAGGCGGTCCGCGCCGTCACCGGCGCCGCGCACGTGATCACGAACAGCTTCGCCTGGCGCGACCTCGGACAGGCACTCTACGCCCACTTCCCGGACCTCACCGGCGGCCAACACGGCGCGGAACTCCGCCGCCTGGTCCCCGAGTGGATCGCCGACGACCGCGCGGGCGACGGGTTCGCGGGCAAGCACGGCTACCAGCCGAAACCGTTCATCAACTGGCTCAATGCGCGCGCGGCATCCGAGTCCGCGCCTGAGCCGCCGTCTCGATACAAGCCGATCGTGCCGCGGAAACTCGACGGGCCGGTCGTGCCGCCCACGGAAGAGTTCCTGGCGACGCTGGAAGCGATGGAAAGGGGTCGATAGGGGATGGGCACCAACGCACTATCAAAACCGCGTTACACGGCCCGTGAGGCCGAACTACAGGACCGAAACATCGGGGGCCGCGCCCCGCCGCACGACCTCGAAAAGGAAGCCGGGATCATCGGGGCGATGATCTGCTTTCCCGAGACCATCGATGTCGCTGGTTCGCTTGGGGTCGTTCCTGAGGACTTCTACTCGGAGTCGCACCGCCGCATCTTCGAAGCAATTCGGGAGATTGTCGCCGCTGGCGTGACCGTTGACATGATCGCCATCGGGACGCGCCTTCGGGACGCGGGGCGACTCGACCAGGTGGGCGGCATGGCCTACCTGACGCAGATCCTGGACTCGACCAGCACGCCGACGACCTTCGCGCAGTACGTCGCCGACGTCAAAGCGCGGTCGCGCATGCGAGCCCTCGCCCGCGAGATGCAGGTTCGCCTTGCCGAGATCTACACCTGCGACCCTGGCGCCGACGTGACCGCGTTCGCGGACCAGATCGCGACTGGGACGATGACCAACGTCGCCGCCATCGCCACCGACACGGCGAAGGGGAGCCACTGGAAGTCGTTCCGCGACGCGACGGTGGACTTTTTCACGATGGCGAAGCGGTGCGGCGGTGAGCCGCCGCCGTCGTGGGGGATCCACGGGATGGATAACGTCCTCGGTGGCCTTCATCCGGGCGACCTGACGATCGTCGCCGCGCGCCCTGGTGCGGGGAAGACGGCGCTTGCCATGGGCGTCGCCCTCGCCGTCGCCAGCGGCAAGCTCATCGGCGGCAAACTGATGCACGAGGACACGCCGATCCCCGTCGTCGGTGTGTTCGCCCTCGAAATGCCCGCGGACCAGCTCGCCGGCCGCGTCGTGTGTGGCGACGCCAACATCCCGATGAACACGGTGCGCACGGGGCGCCTTAGCGACGTGGACTGGAAGAAGCTTAGCAAGTCCGCGAGCGTGCTTTCGAAGACGTCTATCCTGTTTGACGATAGAAGCGGCGCAACCATTGATATGGTCGCGAACGGCGTCAAGCAACTCGCAGCCACGTGCCTCAAGGCGGGCAAGCAACTTCGCCTCGTGATCATCGATTACTTGCAACTGATGCGCGGCACCGGCAAGGAGAACAACCGCGAGCAAGAGATCGCAGGCATCACGCGCGGTCTGAAGGGACTCGCCAAGGACCTGCGGATCCCCATCATCGCGCTTTCGCAGATCAATCGCGTCGTCGAGACGCGGGCGGACAAGCGGCCGACCATGGCCGATCTTCGCGAATCGGGGGCCATCGAACAGGACGCTGACAACATCGTTTTGCTCTACCGGCCTGGGTACTACGGCGACGAAGGTCAATCGACGCGTGGTGGTCAAAAAAACGCGTTTCAGTCGCCGAAACCCGCTGGACACACGGAGGGCATCGTGGCAAAACAACGTGCCGGCGAAACGGGCGTTGTTGCGCTCAAGTTCGAGCCGGTTCAAACCGTGTTCGTGGACGCGGAAGAGTACGAGGTGCGCGAATGGTGAGTTGGACAATCGTTTCCCGCGCCCCAACCGACCGGCGCTTCGTGGACCTGGTGACGGCGACCTGCGAGGGCGGCCACGTGACGCGCGCCGAGCGTGCGCCGCCTGGGTGCATCCCGAACTTCGGCAAGTGCGACGCGTGCATCCTTGCGGCACGCCAAGAACGCTTCCGCCGCAACAACGCGACGCGAACCATTCGCCGCCGCGCGGAACGCGAACGGCTCCGGGCCGCTGGTTTACTCCCGCCCGCTCCCCCGAAGATCGATGAGGCCACGCGCGCCGCAATCCGCGCCGAGCGTGAGGCAAGGAAAGCAGCGGAGCGCGAAGCGAGACGCGCCGCCGTCCTCGCAGAACGCTTAGCGAAGGCGAAGCGGAAGCGCGCCGAGAAGGAAGCGCGACAAGACGCACGGATCGCGGCAGAGGCCAAGGCCCGCGCGGAAGCCCACGAGCGGCAGATTCAGGCACGCAAGTTGGCGCGCAAACTCGCGAAGTTGCCGCCGGAAGTCCTCAAGATGTTGGAGGTCGCGTGAACGAATTTGCTTTCTTCGGGCTATCCTTTGCGGCGCTCCTTGCGGCGCTCATGGTGCTTGGGGCGGTGCGGGACTGCGAAATGCACGACGCCTGCAAGGACGCGCCGCTTGCGACTGGGTGCACGCATCCTGACCAGCGGTACACCGTCGTCGACGGCGAGAAGATGTGCCTGTGCACGCGGGACGGGGGTGCCAAGTGAGCCCCGACGATTTGCTGATGTTCATCGTCGATAGGGCTGAAAGCGCCAGGGAGCCGATCACGCTCAAGGGTGCACTGGACGCCGTCCGGAGAGTCATCCCGGTCTCCCCCAGCCAGAAGCGCAACATCGACTTCGCGCTCGGGATTGACCAGTCACGGACCTATTCGTGGAAGGTCACGACGATCCGCACGAACTTCGGCATGCCCTTCCTCGTGAATTCGCTCGCCTACGACGACCGACGACCGCTGAAGCGTCGCAAGGCGGGAAGCGCAGCACACCGACGGCACCTTCGACGCATCGAGAAAGGGGGCGCCAAGTGACCGACATTACATGGCCGCACGTTGCGCTCGCCGTCGCGATTGTGGGCCTTTGGCTTTGGACGGCAGTCCGCATCTTCGACCTTCGGCAATCCATCATGCTTTCGGCCGACATGATCCTCGCGCTTCACAATCGGATCCGCGACCTGGAGAAAAAGCGATGAGCGCAGTAGACGGAATCGACGAGTTCGCGGCGAAACTGGCCGGAATCCTGAAGGAAAAGAACGCGGCGTACGGCGACTCGTTCGCCCGTGTGCCGACGATCCTCGCTGGCATGTACCAGGACGTCCCGCCGGAGACGCTGGAAGGGATCCTCTTCAACGCGCGGATCCAAGACAAGCTAGGCCGCATCGCCAAGGACCCGCTTGCCGCGGGCGAGGACGCCTACCTGGACCTTGCCGGCTACGCGCTGCTCATGGCCAACGTGCAGCGGCTGAAGCGGGAGGGGAAGCCGCTGTCGGGAATGGCCCAGCGCGAAGCCATGCGGAAGCACGCGGGCAGCATGCCGGGGCTCAATATCGATTCCATCTATGACGAGCCGGACGATGACGAGGTGCCGGCAAAGGCCGAACCGCCGGTTGCGCGTCATGGCGTCATGTACCTCGGAGACGAGCCTGTCAGCTACGAAATGCCG